GTAAATCAACCCACGAGATGGTAATTCTATAATCTCCGTTGGAAAATTGTATTCTTTTAATTTTTGTGTTTCGTAGGCCTGCTTTATACTTTCTACTACTTCTTTATTACTTTGATATTCATCAGTAAGATTTTGGCTCATAACATTTTCTCCTTTACAATAAATACAAAATTAAGATATTTTTAATACAAAAAGAAAAACCCCCAACAAGGGGGCTTTGCATTTTTCAATTTATATTTTTTACAATCCGAAAAATAAATCAATATTGTAACACGGCATAATCATAGGATAATCCAAGTTCAACATTTGCTAATTCAGAGTCTGAAGTATAATCCATATCGGAGAATTTAGCACGAGTGATAAAAGCCCCCTTCAATGTCCATTCTTCAACTTTATCACCAACAGGCCCCAATGAATTAAATGTTATTTCTTTTTTATAAAAGTCGGAATAACCATCTCTGCCCGTTACAGATTCGTGCGATAAACGAACCCATTCCATTACTGCCTGTGCTCCGGATGGAACAATCGGGTCATAAAGTGTAATCGTCAATTCCTGCCATTCAGACCTGCCTTTTACATATCTTTTAACATTGACATGGTCAATAGTTACTCTATTTTGTTGTAATTCAGGTCTATTTGCTGCTTTAATTAAATATGCTGGTACACCCTCAATATACATAATAAATCGGTTAGCAACTTTTGGTTCAAAGTTGGTAAACATTATTTCTTGCGGTGTTAATAATTGTGCCATTTATTTCTCCTTATTTCCTATAAATATGATTAATTTAATTTTTTATTCTGGAAAAACCGCCCCAGTCGGTAATACAGTAAAGTCTAACACTATGAATTCAGCGGTTCTTGTTGGTTGTAAGAAAATATCACCTTTTAACATATTTCTATCAATCATATCAACCGTATTATTTGTATCATCCATTACAACTCTAAATGCGTACAAACCATTTCTTTGTTGAATTGATTCCAAATAAGGATTAACAATAGATAAGAAACGATTTCGGGTTGCTGCAGTGTTTTGTTCAAATACCAAATATCTTGAAGAAGATGCGATAAACTTCTTAACTGCAATCAACAACCTTCTTACATTAATTCTATCCAAAGCAGATGGACGTGCTTGTAAGGTTTTCTGTCCAAACACAGTTGCACCTTGTGATGGGAATGTTGCAATTGGATTTACCCTACCAACATATAAATCATCTCTTTCAGCATGTGTCAATCTTGTCTTAACATCAATAACATTTGGTAATCCACCACGATTTAACCCAGCAGGTGCGTACCATTCAGCTGCAACTTGGTCGTTGAATGCTATAACACCAGGTAAAACTACCGAAGGTGGCACCCATATAGGTTTATTTTTATCTACATCTAATATTTTAACCCACGGATGATAAGTTGCTACATAATTTGTATCTAAATTTCTAACATTACTAACTACATTAGTAACAGAAGAATTTATTGTACCACCATCCATTACATAAAATGTATCACCCCTATCTTCACAAAGGTCTTTTGCAAGATCATTAACATTAGTATGAGTACCATATATAACACCAGGAGTAACAATCATATTCATATCAAATTCATCTTGATTTGATAAAATTTCAAAAGCAGTTTTATATAATACAGTTCCTGTTGAAGTTGTGGATGAACAATTCAATCCCTGTGTATTGGTTGCCACAATATCTTTGCCGGTTTTAATATCATTATTACCACCAGGACCGGTGTTAATAGATGAAGTATAAAATATTATATGTAAATTCGTACCTGATAAAACGGAACCAGAGGTAAATTTATATGTAGTTTGTCCAGATGCTGTTAGGAATGTAATTGTTCCGGTTCCGGTAGCAACGGTAAAAGAACTTGATATAATACTATTTCCGGAAATTACACCAACACGTGTAGATCCCGATAATAATGGGCTGTTAGAAACACTAGCACCAGAAAAACTAATGGCAGTTATTGAATTTATATAACCCGTATAAGGTGATGTGGTTAAATATGTGGGAATAGAACCCGATACTACCAAACTTCCGGTTGTTATAGTGGGTGTGAATGTTGTTGATGAGCTAGAAGTTGCGGTTCTATAAACTAAGTTAGTTCCATCGAGAACTCCTGTAATACCACCACCGCCAGTTCCACCATCAAAAGTAGAAACACCAATAGGTAAATTATAATTTGCAAATCCTTCAGTTAATTCTGATAATGTATCTAATGTTTGTTGTGGTATAGAAACTCTTACATATGCCGATTTATTAGGGTAATCTCCACTATATTTTAATCTAGCAGTTGAGCCTGTTACATCTAATTCTGCATATCTATCACCTATAACTCTTGCCACAAAATTTGGAGAGGTAGGATCTAAATTACAATTGTAAAATTGCTCAACTATATTTGGTCTTGCAGGGGTATCTTCAATATTTGATCCAAAATATGTTGCCCCAGTACCATTATCAGTTGTATCTTGTCTACGAATTCTTATTGAAAAATCACCAAACTTACTTCCGGGTACTTCACCTGCAGAACGAGTAGCAAAAACTTCTGCTTTGAGTTCATAATTAGATACACTACCCTCTGATAAAGTATGTAAAGTAAAATAGGTGTAATCTATTGATGCTGCAGTTGAAGATGTTGGCGCAAGTCTAACAATTGTTGCATTTGGAGCATCTTTTAAATACGCCTGAACCGCATATGGTAAATACGATTTTTCAGTAAGAGGACCAAATTTTTGTATAAATTCATTAAAAGATGAAATTTGTGTTGGTTTTAATACCGGTCCTTTAATAGTTGGTCCAACGAAAACTGCACCAATTTCTGCTACACCCTGTGGTAAGAATGATAAATCCCTTTCTTGTGTAAATACACCAGGACTAACAATTTTTTCAGCCATTATATTCTCCTAATAGTTTTTGTTTCTATATATAAATACAATAAAAATTAGGGAAACCTATATTTATTGAGCCGATGTAAAGGTATTTGTATCAATATCATATGAACCCACCCCATACTTTTGAGTAAGTTCTTTTCCAAACTCATTTTGTGTTTGAGCGAGTTCTTTATAATTTTTAATTAATTCTTCCTTTTCGGCCCGTAAATTTGCGAAAATTTCCTCTAATTCTTTGGATTGTATTTCTATTTCTCCAAGTCTTGCCGTAACTGCCAAATTTTTTTGACGAAAATCTAAAAGTTTTTCTCTTTCAGTATCTTCAAATTGTTTTACTAATTTTTCTTCCATAGATTTTGTTGTTTAATTGTTTGGTAATAAATATTAAAATTATTTTTATAAAGTAGTTTAATTCCCACTTAATTTTCGGTTTTCTTCAAATAAAATTTTTCTAATAGAATTCATTTTTCTATTATTGTTTTTAATTCCCGCATATTCAGGTACTATATATGCCTTTGTTACTAAATTAACAGTTGCTCTGACAATTCTATCATCATTCGTATCCTGCATTGTTTCAAAGTTGTAACCATCCCCTTTTATTTGAAATTTAAATCTATCACCAAAAGATCTACCCTGAAAAAAAATAATTTGCTCAACTACTTTGTTTAATTGTTCCATATAATCACACCAAATACTCATTTCATATGAAACATCTAAATAATCAGGTCTTTCTACTGCTATATATTGTTTTACAAGTTTTTGGTCTGTTAATATTGAAAATTGGTCATACCTATTAACCTTTGTGTATTTTACCTCAAATGCCTGATGTGAGTCCTCCGAATTCAATACTTTTAATTTTGCAGCATTTTGATTTGGTGAAAGTGATGTTCTCTTAAAAACAATAATAGGTGTTTGTATTTTACCATTTGCATCACGTATAAAAGAATCTTTTTGTGCAGATGCCCACTTTTCAGGATTTGCATATTTAACTATTACAGATATAATTTTACCATCATCCTCTACAAAAGGTTTTACATCTTTTACTAAAAAATCCCTAAAAGCAAGATCAATATCATATAACCCAATAGAAATATTTTTTATTTCATCATTATCACGACGAGTATCTAATGCTTTATTTCTAACATTTTTATCTAAAAAATTGTCTGAATAATTATCCATATATTAAATTCCCATTGGTATATAAGTATCATTCATATTAGAATTCCCAAAACGAACATCAACCAACTTAATAGATGATTGTTTTGTTACATGCGCAAGACATGAAATAGAAAGTGATGTTCCATGCCCATCTCCACCATCCCAAGTTTCGGGATTTTTACCTACAAATAATCGGTTTTCATTTATATTATCAACTAAATAATATTCATCATCCCAATATATTATATCACCTACATCAGGCTTTACATCTTTATCATCTTTTAAAGTATCTCTTAAAAAGTTAAATGTTGCTGTTTTGGTGTAAGATTGTCCAAACTCGTCGGAAACGGTTTCAGTATCTTGTCTATCAATTAAGCAAGGGATTTTGACTGGATTATAAAAATATTTATCTTTACTTTCCCCATAAAGATTGACCAACGATTCAT